TAGGCATTGGCATAATTAAGCTAGTCAACAATCTGCAAACTATGGAAATTCGTGTGTCAGACATTGTAACCGTTCTTACTCCCGCATTACGAGGTGGTGGCAACGATTTTCAAGAAGCAGATGTAAAAAAGATTGTGGCAAAAACAGGAATTATAAAATCCACAGAGGTAATGAGTAGGTTATTGGTAGAAAGCCTAGCGGCAGAACAAGAGGAAGATGCGGTAAAAAAGGAGGAACAGTAACAGACAATTTACCGATTAAAAGGTATATGCAAATCTGTTTAGGAATGATTGGAATCAACCCATCAGAATTTTGGAATATGTCTGTTATTGAAGTTAATCAAGCAATAGATGGGTTTAGAGAGTTTCATACTACAGATGAAGCAAGCCCGATGACGAGAGATGAACTAAAAGATTTAATGGAGTTACACCCAGACTAATGGCAACCGTAGATGATTTAGTAGTAAAAATTAGAGCCGATACTAAAGACATCAGTAGGGGTGTGACTGATGTCAATCGCCAATTAGGTAGATTAAATACTGCAGGGGCTAGATCGTTTCAACAAATGGGGCGGTCAGTAGCAACTACAACAGCAAAAGTTACAGCCCTAGTGGGAGCAATCGGTAGCGTCACTGCTGTAACAGGGATTGCTAAAGTAGGAATGGCATTTGAGGATTTGGGAGATTCCTTAAATAGAGTCTTTGGTGGTCAGGCGGGCGGCCAACAAGCAATGGCTCAGATTACCAAGTTTGCACAAACTACACCATTTGATATTGAAACCGTCACCAAAGCATTTATTGGCTTAAAATCAGCAGGTATTCAGCCAAGCATGAAAATGCTTCAAACCTTTGCAGATACCGCTTCAGTTTCCACGGATCAACTTGGAACCTTTGAAACCTTAGTACGGGTTACTCAAAGGTCAGCAGGTGGTGGCCTCGGGTTAGAAGAACTGAATCAAATAAGCGACAGAGGAATAGATATATTCTCTGGGTTAAGTGAAAAATTAGGTAAAAGCAGAGAAGAACTATCAGAGTTAGGAAAAACCGCAGAGGGAGCAAAACTTATTCTCAATGCACTGCAAAAAGATTTAGAAGGAAAGTTTGGTGGTGCAATGGCAGATAAAATGGATAACCTATCTACTAAGGTATCCAATATGGGTATTTCATTCAAAGATGCCGCTAATGAAATATTCAAGAGTGGTCTTGATGATATGTTAAAAGATACGGCAGATAACCTATCATTGGTAGCTAGAAGATTCGCAGCTGCCAGAAGAGTAGCACGAGGAGATGCTTCATTCGCAGAGTTAGATGTAGCATTTGAAGAACAGCGGCATTTGGTTGGTAGAATGCAAGCCACACACCCTCTTATGAGAGGGGGTGGTTTCAATAAATCGGTATTAAAAGAGATAGAAGAGCTTTCTAGAATAGCCGCAGCAAGGGAAAAGGCACTAAGGATAGAAGCGGGTACGCTGTTGAGTGGCAAGGCATTAGAAAGATTTGATGCAAATCGTGGAATAGTAAGAGAAACGGGAACTGACGATACACCCACAGAACTCTCACAAGAACAAATAGAAGCTAGGGCATTGATGGGAAGGTTGATACAAGCCGCTGAAACGGATCAACAAAAGATAAAACGCCAAATGCAACAGCTAAATGAATTAAATGCACTAGCAACAGGTGACGGGTCAGTAATTGATCCAAAGTCATTGGATGCTGCAAAAGAGCATTTGAGAGAGTTACAGAAAGAATTAGATGCTACTGCTAATGTGATGACAACAGAACTTAAACAGGCCATAGAATCTAATATTAATTCCTTTACAAATGATTTTGTAAGAGGACTGCTTGATGGACAAAATGCTTTAGGAAACTTTACTAATTTTGCTAAAAGTATGGTTTCTCAAATCATTGCATCATTTATTAGGTTAAAGGTAATTGAGCCATTTATAACCGCCTTATTTTCTGGTGGCATGTCATTTGGGCTACCATCATTCGGAGGTGGAGGCGGTGGTGGAGGTGTAGGACTCCCTGCGGTGGCAGGTGGAGGCCGTGTAGGGATGGGTGTGCCAACGCTAGTAGGAGAGCGTGGACCAGAGATATTCGTTCCTAATCAACATGGTAGAATTATGAATAACGCTGATAGTCGCAGTGCTATGGGTGGTAGTGGCGTGGTAATAAATCAATCAATAAATTTTTCAACTGGTATCGTTCCCACGGTTAGGGCAGAAGTGAGCAAGATGATGCCCCAAATTGCTGATGTTACCAGAAGTGCGGTAATGGAATCAGCACAACGGGGCGGTCAATTTAGAAAAGGATTGGCAGGAGTAAATGGCTAGAATAGAAATATCAATGCCCACAACGCCCAACTTTGTGAGTAGTACGTTCACATTAAACAGGGCGGTAGGCCAAACAGTATCACCATTCACAGGGCAACAGAAAACCCAAGAATATGATTTTGTAGGGTGGGAAGCTGACCTTACCTTGCCGCCACAGTTAAGGAGCACAGCCGTAAACTGGCAATCATTTCTTGCAAGATTACAGGGTCCAACCCATTGCTTTATGATGTCCGATCCAGATGCAAAAACTCCTAGAGGCACTTATAATGCAAACACATTTTTAATGGATGCTAGGACAGCAAACACAAGCACAACCCTTACTTTTAGTGCATCTAATAAAACTATTACCGCATCTAATAGCACATTCAGCAATAATCATTCTGGGGATTTTATATTCATTACAGGTGCAACCAATGAAGAAAACAATGGCACAAAAAAAATAGCATCCATTACGAGTGCAACAGTAGTGGTAGTAGCGGAGGACTTGGTAGACGAAACAAGCGGAACAAACGCTTGTAAAGTTCAAGCAAATAAAAAAGGGGCAACGGGAATCACATTGACATCATCAACCAACGCAGGAACAGGAACTTTGTTAGTGGGTGATTATTTAGGGATAGGAAACACTTTTTCAACTTATAAGCAATATGTAATGGTTACGGAAGTAGCAACAGAGGTGGGTCTTGGGGGGTCGGCAAAAAATGCTTACGCTTGTAGGATTGAACCAAAACTCAGAGCGGATATAGCAGATGATACGGTGGTAGGATTTTCAACAGCACAGGGGTTATTTCGCCTAACAGGAAATCCAGTGGAGTGGTCAGCAGGTAGAAACAGTCTTTATAACATATCCTTTTCAGTGGCAGAGGTTATTTAGTGGCAACCCGTAGAACTATCACTACAGGATTATCAAACCGACTAGATGACGATCATGTATACCTTGCGATGGCCGTTAATATGGAATTTGATTCTGGTGATGTGCGGATATGGAATGGACTAGGAGATTTATCTGTTTCAGTAGTTAATGAAGAAGGAAACACGGTCACTGCAACCTATACAGGGGCAGGGGGATTGTTAGCGATTGGTGATATTACGGAGGAAACAGACCTAAAAAGCACTGGGGTAACACTATCACTATCTGGAATGGATACTACCATTCTAAATATGGCATTGACGGAGAATTATCAAAACAGAGTCATTCAAATATTTTTGCTATTTTTACACGCAGGGTCTAATGAGTTAGCAGGAAACCTCACTATGTTCTCAGGGCGTATGCAAGCAATGACGATTACAGATGATCCAAGCACAGGTATTACTATTTCAATGGCGGCAGAAAATCGCCTAATAGATTTGCAAAGACCAAGCAATTTACGCTATACCAACTCATCACAGCAAGCCATAGCAACAGGAGATACCTCTTTTCAGTATGTTGCACAGATGGAAGATTTAGAAATAGTCTGGGGCAAAGAAGGCTCAAGCGGTTCAGCAGGGCTATCTAATTTTACAGCGTCAGGTGGAAATAAGTGGTTCTGATATGTATAAAACAAGCGATTGGAACGCAAACCTTTTTGACTTCATAGATAAAAACAAAAACAAGCCTTTTGAATGGGGGTCTTGGGATTGCTGTAAATTCACAGATGCAGCAATCAAAGTAATCACAGGTGAAAGCCTAATTCCCACAGAACTTTCATGGGATTCCAAATTAAGTGCATACAAAGCCATCAAAGATTATGGCGGTGATTTGCTAGGCTCATTTGAAAAAGCGTGTAATGCAAAAAAATTAACCTCATTACATCTAAATTATTTCACTTGTGGGGATGTATGTGTTTTTAAGGGTGAAGAAGAAGGCCAATTAGTGGGCTTCTCAGACGGTTTCCACATATTAGGGGTAAATGATACAGGTATCACCACAGAACCCCACAGCAAGGCTATTAAGGCGTGGAGAATAGAGAGTAAGCCCAATGGGTAGAGTAATAAAAACCGCAATAATTGGAGCAGTAGTCACTTTTGCAGTAGTAGCTACAGCAGGTATAGCAGGTGTTGGATTTGCGGCAGGAGCAACTGTTGGCACTTTTTCCATGTCAGCGGCATTAACTGCGGCAGCGTTTGCAGGTTTAAGTACACTCGCAATGGGTGGTATAGGGATGCTCACCTCAAAAGGTCTGGAAGCAAGCAGAGACAACTTTGGAGCAAAAATAGCAGGGAGGGGAGCTTCTAACCCTCGTCTAATTATTTATGGAGAATGTCGGGTAGGTGGCACAATCACCCAAATGCACACCACAGGAACAGATAATACCAAGCTATGTATGTTCGTAGTGTTATCAGGGCATCCAATAGAAGCGATTACCGCAGTCAGGTTTAATGATACAACTCTTACCTTTAGCGGAAGTATAACCAATGATGCTACAAAAACTGTTACCAATTCATCATTAACGAATACAGATAATGATAATAATTTGGGATCAGGTAGATTAGTTCGTTTTGTTGGTTTTGAT